CAGCGGCCCGCAGATCATCGTCAAGGCTGGCACGATCCAGCCAGCAGACAAGCAGTGGCAGCTCAGTGCCCGCAAAATCTGGTACGCAACAGACGACGTGGACGACGTGCGCAAAGCCTTCACGGCTGTTGAGTTCAACAGCCACCAAACCGAGCTGGCCAACATCATCAAGATGGCGATGGAGCTGGCCGACCAGGAGACCGGCGTGCCAGCGATCACCCAGGGCGAAAAGGGCGCAGCGCCCGACACCGTGGGCGGCATGCAAATGCTGATGAACAGCGCCAACGTGGTCTTGCGCCGCCTGGTCAAACAGTTTGATGACTCGGTCACCAAGCCGCACATCCGCCGGTACTACGACTACAACATGATGTACAGCGAGGACGAAGAGATCAAGGGCGACTTCAGCATTGACGCACGCGGCTCCAGCGCGCTGCTGGTGCGTGACATCCAAAACCAATCGTTCCTGAACCTGCTTGCCGCTGCGGCCAATCCCACGTTTGGCATTTACATCGACACGCAGAAGCTATTCGAGAAGGCGCTGCAAGCTCAGCACATTGATCCCAAGGACGTGTTCAAGCCAGAGGATGAGCTGGAGAAAATCAAAGAGCAGATGGCCAACCCGCAGCAACAGCAGGCACCCGACCCGCGTGTTCAGGCTGCACAGATTCGCGCGCAGACAGACATGGAAAGAGCCAAGGCTCAGAACGCAGGCGACATGATGGAGATTCAACTGCGCCAAACCCTTGCGCAGCAGGAAGGCGAGCTACGCATGGCCGAGCTGCAAATGACGCGCGAGATCGAAATGCTGAAGATGTCGAACAACCAGAACATCAGCCTGGAAGAGATCAAAGCAAAACTGGCCGAAACGGCTATCCGCGAACGCAGCAAGAAGGAAATCTATGCCGCCGAGCAAAACCTCAAACTCCGTACCGGTTCCGGTATCTAACCAAAGGAAATTACCATGGCAGCAGTAAACGCAACCATCAGCCGCGACACAGCACCAGGCGCATTGATCGTGACCTGGGCTTTGACCAGCGCAGACACAGGCACCGCATTCCAATTGCCTGCCGCTGGCGATATGACGTGCCACATCTTTGGCACTTTTGGCGGGGCCACTATTACCCTGCAAGGGTCAAGTGACGGGACCAACTGGCATGCGCTGACGCAGAAGGGCGGCACTGCCAACATGGCCTACACCACCACGGCCAACCACTCGCCAAACGAAATGCCTCCGTTTATCCGGGCCATCTCGGCTGGCGGCACAAGCACCGTGATCACCGCGTCGCTTTGCTACTACCCGCGCTACACCAAAAACGCGTACTAAGCGGACAGTAGCGGGCAGTACAACATGTTGCAAGAAAACCCCTTCAGCCCTATACTATGGGCAGGGGCCTTGCGCCCAAAATATACATAGCCAGGCACTGACCTGGCTTTTTAGATGGCATGAACGATTTCACTTCCGCAACCTGGCACCAACTACGCAAATGGGCTGAAACAGAGCTTCAGCGTGCGCGTGTCAAAAATGACGCAGTCGGGCTTTCTCTCACCGACACGGCGTCATTGCGGGGCGAAATCAAAATGCTCAAACGATTTCTCGACTTGCCGAATGAGGCGACTCGGGGTGTGGTGGTCGAGCCGGACGAATAGTCCCGCATGACCTTGTGAGTAGGCCACCGAAAGGTGGCTTTTTTATTGGAGAGCATTGTGGAAGAAACCGAACTGTCTCAGGAAGAGGCGCAAAAACTTTGGAACGAGGAAGCTACCAAGCTCGATGCCGGTGATCAAACACCCGCATTTGAGATTCAAGCATCTGTGCCGGAAACCCCGCCGCAGGAAATCATCGAACCAGAGGGTGCCCAAGGACAAGCGGCTGATCCACTAGCCGGTCTCCCGGAGGAAGTGAAGATTGCCCTGGGCAAGATCACCCAACTGGAGCAGGCAAATGCTCAATTGCTGCACCACGTAAAGACTGCCGAGGGTCGCGTGGCCGCGATACAGCGTGAGTTCCAGCAGGGACGCCAAGTAGCGACTTCGGTCGATACGGCTCCTAGCCAGGGACAAATGGCTGCCGCTGCCAAGAACCCAGAGAAGTGGGAGCAGCTCAAGCAAGATTTTCCCGAGTGGGCGGGAGCGATGGAAGAATACGTGGGCTCAAAGCTCAACGGCATGCAAAGCGGCGTACAAGCGACTCAGGTCATGGAATACGTTCAGCAACAGCTTGCGGTAGAGCGCGAGAACATGAAGACTGCCCTCGAAGAAGCCAGAGTCGAAGGCCGGTACGAAAACTGGCGCGATACGGTGAACACACCCGAATTCGCGCAGTGGTTTGCGATCCAGTCTAACGAGGTGAAAGCCTTGGCCGACAGCTCGGCTGCCAGGGACGCAATCAAGATGTTGGACATGTTCCACAAATTGAATGCGAAATCGGCACCGGAAATCAAGCAAGAGCGAGGAGCACGTCTCGCCGCTGCTGCGACGACCCGACCTGGTCAGACACCGCCGCCCAAGACATTGGACGACATGTCGCCAGAAGAACTGTGGAACTACGAGGCCAAGAAGCGCGAGGACCAACTCGCAAAACGCGGCTACTAACTTTTTTTTGTAAGGAATTTCAAAATGGCTATTCAAAATTACAGCACCGTTGCGTCGCGGAATTTGATCCGCGCCGCGCAAGGCATGCTTGAGCACGCCCAGCCCATCACCGTACTTGGTGACTTCGGTACTCAGCGCGAGATGCCGCAGAATTCGACTGACACCCTGGTGTTCCGTCGTACTCTGCCCTTCGGCGCAAGCACCGCAGGAACCACTATCGAGAACAGCTCGCGCTATGTGGGCACACCGGACATCACCGCTTCCAACTTCGTGTTGGCTGAGGGTGTGACTCCTAACTCCAACACCATTTCCTTCCAGGACGTGACCGTTCAGCTCCAGCAGTACGGCGTGTTGTTCAAGTACAGCTCAAAAACCGAGCAACTGTACGAAGACGACATCCCCGGCGAGATGGTCAAGCTGACTGGCGAGACCCTGGCCGAGGTGATGGAGCTGGTTCGCTACGGCGTGTTGAAGGCCGGTTCGACTGTGATCTACGCAAACGGCTCCAGCCGCGCCGCGATCAACACCGCGATCAGCCTGAACGCAATCCGCAAAGCAGCACGTACCCTGGAATCCAACCGCTGCCGCCGCGTGACCAGCCGCCTGGCTCCTGGCGTGAACTTCGGCACTCGCGCAGTGCAGCCTGCCTATGTGGTCTTCTGCCACACTGACGCAGTGTCTGACGTGCGTAACCTGCCTGGCTTCACCCGGGTTGAAGAGTACGGCACTTTCAAGCCCATCCACGACCGTGAGATCGGTGCTTGCGAAGATTTCCGTTTCATCAGCTCCCCTCTGCTGAAGTCGTTCCTGGCTGCTGGCGCATCTGTCGGTTCGTCCGGCATGTTGTCCGTCGGCGCAGCCAACGTGGACGTGTACCCCTTCATCGTTATCGGTGAAGACGCATGGGGCCAGGTTGCGCTGAAGGGCATGTCTGCCATCAAGCCTGTGGTGTTGAAAGCATCCCAGACCAATCACGCTAACCCACTGGGCCAATTTGGCTACGTGGGCGCTTCGACATGGTTTGCTACCGTGCGTCTGAACGACGCGTGGATGGCCCGTATCGAAGCTGGTGTGACCGCTCTGTAATGACTAGGGGCCGGGGTAACCCGGCTCCGTCTAACCCAAGGAAAACACCATGAGCAATGCAGCTTATTACAGCCTTCTCAACAACGGGGAGTTAACTGGTGACGTGATCGGTGCGGTGGTTGCCACCCCTCCAGTATCGGCTACCGGCGCTACCCTGACTTGCAACCGTGACGTTCACGGTGGACGCGTTACCGCTATCAATGCAGCCGCAGGTTGTGCAGTTACTCTGCCTAATGCGACCGGCACTGGATCGGTATATAAGTTCTTCATCGGCACCACCATCACATCGAACAGCACCACCATCAAGGTGAACAATGCTACCGACGTGATGTCTGGACGCGCCTTTGTGATCAGCGACAACTCGGCTGCGGTACTTGGCTACGCCACCGCCGCCAGTTCTGACACCATCACACTCGACGGCACTACGACGGGCGGGTATGCTGGTGACATCATCGAAATCGTTGATGCCTATCCTGGAATCTTCCAGGTCAAAGTGCTCACCAAAGCCACCGGCACGGAAGCGACTCCGTTCTCGGCAACTGTCTCCTAACCCTTTCTGAAGGAATCTCACCATGTCTTACAACATCGAACAAGCCAATAGTGGCTTTCTCTCGCTTACCGCTGCCGGTCTGGCTGAAGGCACTAACAGTGCCACTTTCAAGACTGCCAACACCTTGACCTTCACCAACAACGGTGTGTTCAAGTCCAAAGCGGCTACCGACAACTTGGCCCTTTCGGCAGGCACCGCCCTGGCCGCAAGCCAGGCTTGCCTGTTTGCTGTGTGGATCAACACCTCCGGCACCGTAACGACCACTCAAGGTCCTATCGTTGCTGCTGGCGATCCTTGCCCTGTGCCTGGTCAGTCGACCGCTAACGTCACGCTGGTTGGTCTGATCAAGATCACCACCAGCTCGGCAGTTACGTTCACTCCCGCCACCACTGACTTCAGCGCGACCGGTATCACTGCTGCGTTCTACGATTGCATGGACATGCCCGGCTCGGCTCTGTAAGTTGCCATCTCTCTTCTTTGAAGAGCTTTATGCAGACCACCTTCGGGTGGTCTGCTTTTTGGCAAAACCTTTTTTCAACCCCTGGAGTAAATGATGGCAACAAAACAAAAAATCCAAGGCATCGAGATCAGCGACGATGCACCCGAGATTGACCTTGTGTCAGAGTCAAAAGACTTTGCCGCTCTTGCGTCAAGCGAAGCGTTTATGAATGAGCTGGTCACCGTCATGGTCCACTCGACCACAGACGAAAACCAACCTCCCCAAGTCATTGTGAATTGCAATGGCATGAATCAACCAATCATGCGCGGCTACCCCACCACGATCAAACGCAAGTACGTGGAAATCTTGGCGCGCATGAAGGAAACCAAGTACAGCCAATTGACCCGCAACCCGGCAGCACCTGACCAGATCGACATGGTGGCCCGCCACGGTCTGTCATATCCGTTCGACCTGGTTGAGGATAAGAACCCTCGCGGTCGTGCTTGGCTAACCAACGTGATGGCCGAACC